CAGCGCGGACACTGCCAGCACGCCGTTAGCGACTGCGTTTATTGCTGTTGCTGGATTCATTGAAAAATTTGGTGCTGATGCTTTCCACCGCTCGGAGTCCGCAGAACCCAAGCAGAAACGCCGCTGCGTAAGCGTATTGCGGTTCTCCGTCGAGTCGCGCCAGCTTGAGAATCAGCGGCGTGACGTAGTTTGCCGACGCGGCGCCCCCGAGCAGGCTCGCCAGCGTCCGCGGCAGGTTGCGCCCGGCCTCTTTGGAGCTCATTAGCACGGAGCCGGCAAAGCCCGCCATGGCAAGCCCGAGGTCGATCCCGGCATGTTTGAGCTCGTCGATCATTTTGCGGGAGGCTTAAAACTGGCGCCGTAGTAAAACGCCAGCACCGCGGAAAACGCCGTGGACAGCGAACCGATGAGCAGGCTCAGAGTGGTGGACTCCCACAGCTTTAGGTCCCCCGTGAGCAGCCCGATGAGAATCCCAAAAAACCCGCCAGTCACAACGCACGCCAGTACTGGAGGCACCCAGGAACCCGTTGCGGTTTGCATTCCGCGTGCGCTGGCGCGGTCCTCCGCAGCGAGTTTTTCGGCGTCGATCCCGAGCTCCGCCATCCGGGTTTTCAGCTGGAGATCAGCGGCTTGCAAAGCAGCAATCTGATCTGCTGTCAGGTTGCCGCTGGTCAATGCCTTCTGCACTTTGTCCGCCGTTGCGTCACTCATGCCGAGAGCTTTCGCTGCGGCTTCTACGGCAGCGCCGCCAAGTGGGCCACCCAGAAGTGAGCCGATGGTAGGTAAAAGCTTTGAAAGAAAAGACATTAGAAATACGGAGTTGCCGGAGTGATCCGCAAATACACGAAGTCCAAATTTGCCACCACTGCCGTTGCGACTGCCGCCGTGCGATTTATGTGAGCGAAGAAAATGATGCGCGCAGCAGGAATGTTGGTCGTGTGCGTGGCTACGGTGACGCCATCAATTTTCGCAATCACTTCCGTGCCTACTGCGTTGATCGAAATTTCCAACGAACGGAAAGTGTTTGATGAGAATGAAATGCCAGTTGAGGTCAGCGTTTCATTTCCGCTTGCGCGCGTCACAAAGTCAATTCCCTGACCATTTTGTGAACGAAAGTAAATACCGTTCCCAGATTCTCCAGTCACGGAATCACCCCAGCCGCAACGAAATGCGCCAGTGAGGGTGCCGTCAAACCATGTTGTCCCGCTTTGGCCAACTCGGAAAATTGCACGCGCGGCAGAGTTGCCAATCAAAATTGCGTTTGCAGCCTGATTAAGTCGGCTTTGCGAATTCGCATTGATGTTCGTTCCAGTCGACATTGCTACAATCCCAAAGCCAGAATTGACTTGCGAATTGGTTGCGCCAGTGCTGACGCCAAAAGCAAGATTTCCAGTTAACGAGGTTGTGCCCATAAACTGCTCAAAGAACTCAATGTAAGCACCAGGCGTTGGGATGTTTGCCACTGCTGCCGCAAGCCCGCTGATTTTGCTCTGCGCAATCGCGGCATTCGCGTCCACGTCAGCATTCACAAGCAGCGACGCCGGCGATTGCAGCACGCCCGCCACGTTCTTCCATAAGCCAGTGCCGGCCACCAGCGGCAGCGACGTGTGGACATGCGATGGCGTGTCGTCCCCAAACTCGCCCGTGACGCTGTGGTTGTTTCCTGTCGCGTACGCCTCCAGCGTGATGAAAATCCGGTCGGTGACGAGCATCGTGGTTTCCGGCACGAGCACCGTCAGCCCCACGAGCGCAGAGGTCGTCCCGATCGTCACCGCGGCAGAGGTTGCCAGCAGGGTGGGTGCGTTGGCGCCGTCGTACTTAAAAACCTTCGCTCGGACTTGGTTGGCTTGGTTTGTGCCGGCCACCCCATACATCCACACGTTAAAATCCCAAAGGCCCGCCGGGATGTCGGTGGTGCCCGGATCCTGCGGGCTCGCCTCGGAAACAAAACCGGCGAACTGCGTCCACGTGGTCGGCGTCAGCGTGCCGCTCGATGCGGTCGTCTGCGCCGCGTCTGCACTGCGCCCGAGTTGCTTGGGAGTGCCTGGCAGGTTGGTCGTCGGCGCGTCGGCGTTCGTGCCCTGAGTCAAATAATACGTCAAGCCGTTTGCTCCTCCGCCACCACCGCCCGTGGATGCCGCCGGCGCCCACTGCGTGCCGTCCCATGTGAGCACCTGCCCGCTGGTCGGCGTGGTGGATGCCACCGGCTGCCCCTTGAGTTTATCCACGCTTGTGGAGTGGATCCCGCCGGATACGTCGCCGGTGATGATTGGAGAATTGAGTGGCATAAATTACCAAGTGATGGTGATGCTGGCGTTTCCTGCGCCTTCGGAAATTACGATAGACACTTGCCCGCCTGCGTAGGCGGAGAAGTTTGCTGCGCCGTTAAATGTCTGGCCTGCGGTGCCTGCGGTACCAAAAGACCCAGACCCCCCCCCTCCGGGCAGACCAGCAAATCCAGCGCCTGATCCGTAAAATGTGCCCCCAGCACCACCGCCGCCTCCGCTGCGGGAAGATCCACCGCCGCCGCCCCCGCCGCCTAAAGCGTCTGCTGCAAATGCTCCAGCATTCCCGCCTTGCCCCCCATTAGCATTGTCTCCAGTGCCTCCTGCGCCTCCGATTCCGGCAGATTGGTCGCCCCCAGCTCCAGCAGTTCCACCGCCAGCAGCTCCACCTGTGCCTGTTGCGAGTCCAGCGCCGCCTCCATTAGGGCCAGAGCCTGCTGCGCCATCAGCTCCAGATTGGCCTACTGCGCCGCCTCCGCCACTGCCACCACCTCCAAAGCCCTTTTGTCCACCAACGCCGCCAGTGCCTCCTGTGAGGCTTAAAGAGATTGCGGCTAGTGTTAAATTTTTACCAGCATCCCCGTTTGCGCCATCAACGCCGTCAACTCCATTTGCCCCGGTAGTTGGCGCAACAAGCTGTTGTGTGTTTTCGTCGAAATAGCCGTTTGCGCCAGTTTCGCCTGCTGCGCCATTTGTGCCGTTTGTGCCTGCACTTCCATCACCTGCAGCTGCGGAAACTAAAGCATAACGTACCGACGCCGGGACACTCCACAAGTGCGTGCCCACCGTGTCAAACGTCACACTTCCGCCACCGCCTTGAGGCTCCCATTTCGAGGTCGTCGCGTTCCATGTCAGCACCTGCCCAGCGGACGGCGCCGCCGTCGCCACGTCGCGCCCTTGGATCTGAGTTGCGTTTGCCGCTGGCGTTGCTGGCGCCCAGGCGGTGCCGTTGTAAACGAGCCCCTGCCCCGTTGTGGGATCCGTCTCAGAAACCGGAATGCCCTGCAGCGAGGTCGCGTCACCGCTACCACCACCACCCTCGCCGGCCACGATAGCGCGGATGCTGATGAGCTCGCCGTCCACGGGAGCCTCCACAAATGTGATGGTGCCCCCCGCGGTGTTGGCGATGCTGTATTTGCTCGGAGGTTGGTCAATGCCGCCCACGCTCACGATGTAACCGCCATCGGCAGCCCCGTTGTACCCCCCGAAGGTGAACGCCGTGCTGGTCCCGTCACCGGTGTGCTCGGTGACGGTTGTCCCCGCGGCCACCGGCCCGTTGAGAAGCGTCACCCCGGCGTCAGCGCCGAGGTACAGTTCCCCATTGAGGGTGTTCACGGCGAGCTCGCCCAGGTTAAGCGTCGTGGGGTTGCCTGCAGTGCCGCTGCGGCGGCGCGGGATAATCGGGAATGCCATAACCTAATAGGTGCCCGCGGATGCCACGGTGGCGGTGCCGTCCACGGCGATTTCGATCGATGCGGAGGATTTCACGCCACCCACCACAGTGGACGTGCCGGGAATGATTTTGGCAGCACCAGCGCCTGAGATAAACAAGCCGTTGGTGGAGAGCGGGTCAATGCTCAGAACCCCAAGCTGCGCGGTCGTCGCGATCGGGAGTTGCGCCGTGCTAATGGCGCCCGCGGAGGTTAGCTCCGGCACCCCGCCAGCGGTGGCGAGTTGCGTCAACTGCGCGGTGCTCACTGCGCCGATGTTTGCCGGCGTCAGTGTAATGTTGCCCGCAATCGCCGTCTGGTTGTTGACGGAGATGACTTCGTTTTTGGCGCCGTCAATAAAGTCCCAGGTCGTGCCGTTGTAGGCGATGATATCCCCAGCGAGCACCTGCGTCTGCCCGTCGATTGCCGGCGAGAGTGTTGCGGTGTTG